ATCGAAGCTCGCCTGCGAGCGGAAGGCCCCGTCGGGGATGCCGTACTTGAGGCGCTGCGCGTCGAGCAGCGGCGGTAGACCGAGCGTGCTCGCTGGGCTCATGCGCGAGCGAATGAGCTCGCTACGGCGCCGGGCCTTGTCGGCCTCGACGTCGCGGAAGATGGGCGCGGCGGGTTTCTCCTCGCCTCGCTCCGCCCATGTCGTTGTCTTCTCGGGCTCTTTGATGTCGGGGAAGCTGTAGATGGGTCTCGATGTCATGGTCTCTCTCTCTGAAGGTGGGTCTTGATGAACTCGGCGGGATCCTTTTCGAGATCCTTCAGCGCGGTGTGGATGCGGCTACAGAGCTCGGCTTCGACGGCGCGCGAGTGGATATGGATGAAGTCTTGCGCCCCCGTCGCGGCGAGCGTTGCCATGTGCCCCTGCTGGAGCTTCTCCTGCCGCACGCGCACGAGGTACTGGGCGAAGAGTTCGAGCTCACGCACGGCGTCACTCGGCGAGTCGGGCGCGCACGGCCGCGTCCTTCGACTCGAGCAGCTTGCGGAGCGCGACCGTCCTCTCGGGGTTGCGGGGCAGCGTCTGGGTGATGTGCTCGGCGAGTTCCGCGAAGAGCTTGCTGATGCTCGCCAGGTGGGGCGGCAGGTGCTCGTAGGCGAAGAACTGCAGGATGTGATCGGGCTTTGACTCGTCGCTCATTGGGTCACGGCGTCACTCGGCGGCCAGGAACATCGCCACTTTGGCGAGGTCGGTGTAGCGGGCGAGCGCTGTCTGGAACACGGTCAGCTGGATCGGCCCGTCCAGGCACACTTGGAGGAGCGCCGCCTGGTAGTCCAGGCGCGCCTCGTCGATGTGGCGCTGGAGCTTCTGGTGCAGCTCCGCCTTGGGGATGTCCGTGACGTCTTTCATCGGGTCTCTCTCCTCTGTCAGGCGCCCTGCGGCGCCGGTTGTCGTTGCTCAGGCGGCGGCGGGCCACCGGGGCCTGGCGGGGCGCCGGGCGGCGCCATCCCGGGCGGGGGCATGGGCGGGCTCGTGGGCAGCCCGAACTGCGTGGGCGGCTGCGGCGGGGCGCCGAGCAGGGCGATGAGGTCGTAGCGGTTGCGGGCCTCGAAGCTCTTGCTGATGACGGAGTGCTTGTAGGCGAAGTTGCCGGCGAGCTCCGGCACGGCCTGGGGCAGCTGCACGAGCGCGTCGGCCTCGCTGATGCGCTGCTGGGTGCTCGTGAACTTGAGGTCCGCGCTGATCTCGACGTCGTAGGGGCGATCGTACATGTCGCGCGCCACTTGGAACTGCTGGCGCCCCATCTGGCCGAGGGCGGGGTCGTGGTTGTTCACGGAGAAGAACTCGACGTCCTCCAGGAAGATCGCGTTGAGCGCGGCGTTGTTCTCCAGCACCTGGGAGAGGAAGTCGGCATATTTGCCCGTCGGCACGGAGAGCATCTTCGTCGCCTGCTCGATGCGCGCCGAGAGGCCCTGCGCCGTCTCGCCGCTCTTGCCCGACTCGCCGCTGAGCACCTCGGGGGTGTTGCTCACGGTGTTGCCGTACTTGATCAACATGTCGACGAGCTGGATGAGCTGCGGGTTCGCCTGCCCGAAGTCGAGCGGGATGATGTCGCGCGAGAGATCGGTCGCGCCCTCGACCTTGTGCACCTTGCCCGGGGCGATCTGAAACTTCTCGGGGAAGCGCACGTCGCCCTTCACCAGGAAGTTTTTGAAGTTCCCGAGCGTGCCCTGGTCGATGAACTGGCTGAGCGCGATGTTGGCCGCGCGGTTCTGCGCCGCATGGATCGAGCCCGTGCCGAGGCCGAGCACGCCCTGGATGGGCTCGATGTTCACGCCGTGCGCGAACATCCGGATGGGCTTGAAGTCGGGCTGCCTCGGCTGGGCCTGCGGATCGCCGTTCATCCAGGCGGGCATGGGCGGCGCCTCGGGCGGGGGCATCTCTTCGAGCGCGCGCGCCATGATGATCGACTGCGCGGGGCCGTCGCCCTGCGGATCCATGGCGTGGCCCATCGAGAGGGCCGCGAGCTTCGTCTGCTCGAGCTCCTGCTGGTAGGCTTGCACCTCCTGCAAGCCTTGCTGGTATTGCTGGAGCTGCTGCATCTCGAACTCGTAGCGGCGCTTGTCGTACGGGTCGATGCGCTCGTGGATACCGAGGCCGAGCACGGTGTGGGTCTGGTAGTCGATGACGACCTTGCAGTAGCGGTCCCGATCCTGCCCCGGGAGATTGAGCCAGCCCTCGTACTGGACGATGCGGTACTGGCCCCTCTGGTAGGCGGTGGAATCGACGCCGATGCTCTTGTCGACCGCGTCGCGGAGCTCGCGCGTGATGCTCGCGTCGTCCCACTCGGGCGGCAGGTTTTTCAGCGTCGTGGCGACGTCCTCCCACTGCCCGCTCATCTTCCGGAGCTCGTGCGGATCCATGTAGATGAGCTTCGCGAGCCAGGACACGTCCGAGTAGTCGGGCATCGTGGACACGTGCGCGTTGGCACACACGAACTCGTTCGCGGTCAGGATCTCGTGGCGGTTGCTGCGGTGGTTCGGATCCCAGTAGGAGTGGCAGGTGACGTCGCCGAACAGATCGAAGATGAGTAGGCCCCGGTGTCCGATCTGGCGCTTGAAGTCTTTGATACGCTTTCGGATCTGCCAGTTACCGTGGAGGGTGAGGAGCTTCGCGGTGTGCTCGTCGTCGGGCCCGATGGGCGTCACGCCGAAGACGTTCGTCCAGTTGCCGAAGAGCTCATAGGCCTGCCGGAACACCATGCGGATGGTGTTCTCCATGAGGATCGGCACGTGCGCGTTGCTCATGTGCTCGAAGGGCGGAGCCTTCGGATCGAGGATGCCGCTGAAGAGCTTCCAAATGTCGGCGTTGTTCTTCCGGAACTTCTCGGTCGCCTCCCACGCGGCGTCAAAGTCGGTGAGACACTTGAGCCCGATGCGCTTGAGCGCCGCCCTCCCCTCGGGGTGCTGCTTGAACGCCTTGACGAGGTTCGGCTCTTCTTCGTCGTATTCGAAGTCGGCCTCGCTCTTCGTGTCCTGCCCGAGCTCGTAAACGTTCTCGGTCTCGCCCTCGGGGGCCTGCTCCTCGCGATCCTCACGAGCCATGGGTCTCTGCCTTCACGACCTCATCGGTCGCCTCGATGTGCGTCAGCCCGAGCGCCCTACCGAACTCGCGCAGGTCGCGCGCGAGGCCAGCGTGGGCCGCGCTCACCCGGTCGAGCTCGACGATGAGCTCGTTCAGGCGCTGGAGGCGCGCGTAGAGGTCAACCGACCGCTGCTGCTCCGCCGCTTGCTCCGCGAGGATGGCCTCGCTGGTCCTGGCCCTGGTTGTTTGATGCATCTCTCAGCTCCCGTAACCAAAGCCGCTCGCCGCTCGGGGCGCGGGCTCGTCGTTGTCGTTGTCGGCCCTGTCGAAGTCGTGCATGTCCATCACGATGCTGCCGCGGCCGCGCGAGGCGCGGGCAGAGGCGTAGGCGTGCATGTCGAACCAGTGCTTGAGCGGGCTCTTCTTGTCGGGCACGGTGGAGTCGTTGTCATCGACGCCGATGCTCGCGAACATCTCTTGGCTCTTTTTGCAGCCGTGAAACAGCATGAGCCCCGGGGGCTTGTGCTTGTCGTGATCACGCAGGCGCTCGGTGATGCGCTCGGCGTTGCGCGCGATCGAGGCCTTGTCGGCGGGCTGCCAGTAGACGCCGGCGGCGGCGAAGACGGCGGCCTTGCTCTTGCCCGAGTCGCCGCGCTCTTCCCAGAGCTGGGTATCGGCGACGCCCGTGAGGCGGCTCTTTCGCTCGCGCTTGTTCCAGAAGCCGAACCTCTGCTCTATCTCGACGATGCGCTCGGCGACCTCGATGTCGCGCATCATGCGGAAGGTGAACTCGTAGAACTGATAGAGGTTCTCGTCCGGATCCATCGCGAACCAGCCGACGACGCCGGGCGCCTTGTAGCCCCAGTCCATCGAGCGGAACTTGGGCCAGTCGCGCGGGATCTTGAACGGCGCAATCACATGGACGCCCGGGTTCCAATCGTCCTCGAAGAAGCCCCCCTCCATGCTATCCCAGTCGCCATAGAGGTACCGGGCGCGCATGTGCGCGGGCTTCGAGAGGAGCTTCAGCCGGTACTGCGCGACGAAGGCCTTGTCGGGGTTATCGTCGAGCTTTGCCGGGAGGAAGAGCCGCGTTTTGATGTGCGTCTCCTTCGACTCGGGGTCGAAGACCTTCACGCGAAGGATCGTGTTGCCCTCTTTGCAGGGCGACACGAAGCGGTCTTTGAGCCACCCGGGGGCGGGGTTACTCATGAGCCGCGTGCGCAGGAGCTTCGAGAGCACGGGGTCGGCGGAGCGCACGCGCCCGTCGAGCTCTTCGTACTGGCGCTCTTCGAACTGGTAGGCCTCGTCGAGCGCCAGGTGCGTGTACTGCTTCGAGAGGTAGTCTTCGTGGGAATTGTTCTCGCGGCAGTGCCCGAAGGTGACCTTGAACCCGCTCTGGAAGGTGAAGCGGTGGTGTTCCTTCGAGTACCCCTCGCTCGTGCCGGCGACGGGGTCGAACTTCGGGAACATCCGGAGCGCCCGATCGATGGTCTCGAGCAGCTGCGGCATCGAGCGGCGAAGGTGGAGGGCGTGCCCCTCGCTCTCGCCCCGGCGGATGCGGTGCTCGGCGCAGAGCTTCGCGAGCCAGGGCGGGAACTCGTCGAGGAGCTGCCCGGTCATGCGCGCGTGCTCGACGACCGCCTGGGTGACGATCGGATCCCAGAGCAGGGTCAGGCTCTTGCCGGGACCGGCAGCTCCGCCCCCCAGCACCTCATCGCTGGTGGTGCGGTGGTACTTCTCCGCCCATGGGGAAGGCTCGTAGAGCGACCTGTCCAAGCTGGCCAACCGTACAGCACTGAACGGGTGGGGGCCAGCGCCCCCAGGTCAAAAACGACCCAGTACCGATCCGGGGCGGCGTGTGGCTAGGGTGCGGGGATGAGCGGCAAAGTGGAGGGTGGGGCGGGCAAATACGACGAGCTGGCGGAGCTCGTGCTCGATCGGACGGGCGCGGTCGTCGTGGCGCTGCTCGTGCTCGGCGGCGACGAGGGCAGCGGGTTTTCCGTGTCCGGCAGGGGCGCCGAGGCGATCGAGGTGGCGGCGAGCGGGGAGCTGTCGGCGATGCTGCGCGGCCTCGCCGACGCCGTGGAGAGCCGCGAGCCCGACGGGGTGCGGATTACGCGCGAGAGCTCAGGTAACTGAGGATCGCGAGCACGAGCTCGGGGTCATGCGGGGGGTCGGAGAGGCGGGGGCGCTCCCAGAAGCGCATCGGCTCGTGCCGGTCGATGGCGCGGAGCGCACGATCTGCGTGGAGCGCGATCTCGAGCTTTTCCTCGGCGCGGAGGGGGGCCCCGGGCGGATCGGCCTCGATCCAGCGCTCGCCCTTCGGAGCGATGAAGGTCTCGCCCCGATCCTCGTAGGAGATGCGGCGTTCTCCGCCGACGAGGGCGACGACGCCCTGGCGCCCGTCGTCGAGGCGGCGCATGCGCTGCCCGAGGACGAGGGTGGTCACCGGGGCGCGGCCTGGTAGAGGGAGAAACCGGCGAGGAGCGCGATCCGGAGGCGAAGGCGGCGGATCTCGGCCTGAATCTTCGCGCAGGGGGCGCACGAGCACTGGGGATTTGCGCAGCTCACTCGATGTCCTTCACGGCGTAGACCTCGGGGCCCGGGTGATCACTGGACGTCGGAGCAGGGAGGTTGATTTTGACGTTCAGGTTGTTCTGAGTGAGCTTGAGGCCCTTGAAGGCGCGCCCTCGGGTGGTGCCGACCCACACCTGGGCTGCCAATTTGAGGGCGGAGGGGGCGACGGACTGGGGCAACCACCCCGCTTTGGCGACTTGTAGACGCTGGAGGGCGCCCTCGAGACCGTACTGGGCGATCCACTCGGCGGAGGGCTCGGTTTGGGCGGGCGAGACCTCGTGAAACGAGAGGGCGGCCTCGATGAGGGAGCTGGCCCGGTCGAAAACGGCGTCTTCGAGGGCCTCGATGCGGGCGAGGCGAGCTTCTTTGGCCTTCTCGTCGCGGATCTCGATGCCGATCGCGTGCGCATCGTACATGATGGGGAGCATGACACGCCGGCCGGCGGGTGACGAGGGGGTCGTGCTGCCCGAGTATGCGCCCCGGAGGGGGATCGAGCGGGTATGGATCGTGGAACTGGCGGGATACCTCGACCATTCGCCGGTGGCGATCTGCGCCTGGTGCCGGAAACGGCGGGCCTTGCGGAGGTGGAGGTCGAGGCATGGGGGGATCCGGCACTGGATCACGCCGGAGATGGCGATGCGGGTGATCCTGTGGGCGCGTTCAGTGCAGGGGGAGCAGTACCTGAAGCACCGGGACTATCACGTGGATAAGGAGCGGAC